GTGCCAGGGTATCCATAGCGAAATTAACCATTATAAATAAAAATAAATATTAATATGAATATATCGCTATTTCTCCTCGGGTAGGGGTGGCGACCCCCGATTAGTCTGGACTTCTTTTTTTAATAATTTTATTTTTTCTCAGCAATTTTTATATTTTATTAAGTATAAATATGAGCGTCCCAACAACTAATCTTCACATAACTCCAAGTAATGTATTATCTTCAGGTAAGATATCTTATAAATCAGGTAATCCAGTGATACAATTTATTATTGGCGAACAGAGTAGAGGTCTTCTCGGTCAGTCTTTAAGATTTACTGGTGATTTTAGACTTTTTAAGAACTCCGCGGAAGCAGTTAATGATACAACTTTAAGTCTTGACCCTCGCCTTGGTGCTTATTCTTTAATAGACCAATTAGTCATAAAATCTCAGAAAACACACGCTGTCATAGAGCATATAAGACATTATTCACGAATGATGGCATCCTTCATTCCATTTACCAGCAATGAGGCGGATGGTCTCGGGCATATGTCTCAGACTGCTTTGACTATGCCTAATGCTGGATTGATGAAGAACTCTGTTGCTAAATTAAAGAGTGGTAAGAAGACTGGAAATCATTTCTGTATGCATCTACCTTGTGGTCTGTTTAACGGAACTCAGGCAATTCCTCTTGATACAACTGGTGGTCTATTAATAGAAATACATTTAGCACCCGATGGTAATGTAATCTTTGATGAAGGTGGCGACCAAGATACGAATGCTACTACATTCTATGAATTAAGTAATGTATTCCTCTGTGCTGAGGCGACCGAAGTATCAAGTCCTCCTGGTCCAGGAACCTTTGAGTATAACTCTGTATCAAGTTATTTCACATCATTTAATTCTACTCAGGCAATTATTAATTTTAATTTAGGATTAAACAATGTATTAAGTGTATTTGGTAATGTTATTCCAGCATCTTATATTAATTCACTGAAACATTTAGGGACTGCTACTCCGTATCCAGTTAATTCAGATAATAAACCTGCCACAATTACTCAGGCAATTTTCACTCGTGGAGGTGAAAAGTTCCCATTAGAGTTTAATATTGATACAATCCAGAAAGGAGATGAAACGCACAACGACCAACATTCTTATGATAGTCAGTTAATCCAAGAAGGTATGTCTGCTGTCAGGAAGTTCGCTAATATGAGTAGAACTATGATATCACCAGTTAATAGTTTTATTTCACCATCTATTACTACCACATCAGACGCCACAGAACTCGGTAAGATTGATGGAGGGTCTATGTTTATATTAGGAATGAATTATGATGCCATCTCTAATCAAGGAGTAAGTTTTGCCACACAGAACTTTGGTCTCAATCTTACGACTAATCTAACTACTGATAATCCACACGCACTTTTCTTGTTCGTTCATTCTAAGAATACACTTGTATTTGACGGACAGGGTGGGATGCAAGTGATGTCGTAAAGTGTTTTTTTAATTTTATTGTTTTTTCTTCGCATTTTTTATATTTCTTTAAGTATAAATGAGCGCATCAACTAATCCGAATGAAAATCAAGCAAGTGATATGCCGATGGCATCTGCTGGCGGTCCGCAAGGCGGAGCAGGGGCAATCCCTGATTTAATGAAAATAGGTAGTATTCCAGTCAATACTGTGCAAGAGGTGGAAACAGCGATTTTAGAACCTGTCGTAAAGAGTAATACTTTCTGTCGTTTTGTATTACCTAATAAAGGTCTTTTACATTCTCATTCTAAGATTGAGATTGGATTAAAGAACACTACAGAAAATGCTATCTTACCTATTAATGTAGGGGCATATTCTTTTATTCAGCGTGTAGCATTAAAGATTGGTAATCAGACTATTTCAGAAGTAGATGATTTCGCCCATTATTATGGTTATCGTTCTTTGTTTGTATCTAATGAGAATATGAAAGAAAGAGAACAGATGACTACAGGTAGATGTAATAGTTGGGGTTTTGCTTACACTGACAGAACAGCAACTGCTAATGATGGCGCTGGGACCCCTGCTGCAATATTATCTGGCGGTGGTGAAAGTGATAGTGTTGCTACGGGTATTTCTCTTGATAATGGCAGAGATGCTGATTTAAGTGTTGCTGGTCGTGTAGATACGACTGCTAAATATTCACCTAATAGTTGGTCTCTTACGAAACAAGGTTCTGCCCAAGATACTAATTTATATCAGTTAAGTCTTGCGGAGTTAGTCCCATTCCTTCGTCATAATCAATTACCTCTGTATATGATTAAAGAACAAGTGTCCTTAGAACTTACATTCAGTTGGAGAGGTGATGCTAACCAACCTACGGGTCGTGTAGTATCTACCAGTCTTAATGGAAGTTATGATATTGATGAAGAAAAACTCCGTATGATTTCAGACCATATCTTTTATCCTCAGGAACTTATGCTCCAATACGCTCAGGCGAATAGTGTATTAAACTTCACATATGCTGATTACAGACTTTCTAAATACTCTGTTGCCCGAGCAGACGCACAATCTCAGATGATTAGAAATGTTGGTGGTGCTGGTAGAGTTGTAAGTAAATTAATATGGGGTATGCAGAATGAAGGAAAAGGTGATGGCGGAGGTAAGAATGAAAAGAACTTACAGAATGCCTATCATAGTATTGCCCCTGCTCGCGATTATTCTGGCACTTTTGCTACGGATAAGAATGGTGATGCAGAGTTTAATATTAAATACAATGATAACTTTGAGTTCCCGATTGATGTTAAGAACCCTGCTCGGCATTTCCATAATGTAAATCAAGCAGAAGGTATGGTTCCTTTTATTAATAGGGAATTATACTCTCGCGAAGGTGAATGTCTAACTACCAGAGAATATTTTGATTTTAACCAATCTACCAATCTTTCTGGTCGTATGTTCTACCTCGCTCAGAAACTCACTAAACAAGAGCGTATTAATAGCAGAGGTATTGAGTTGTATTTTAAATATGATGACCTACCGAATAACTCTCCTGCTGGTTTCGGGACTGATTATGTTCAGAGGGTCTGGTTAGAAGTCTTAAGGACTGCTACTATTCAGAATGGATACACAGAGTGCTATTATGCCTAAACCGAAGGTATGCTGTGCTAACTATTCATATGTCTTAGTTGTTTTAAGTTTATTTTTATTATATCTATAATATAAATATAGATATGTCAGAACCCTATACGGATACAATTATCTTAGATTGTAATAGGAACTCATCAATAGAGGCGCAGAGTGGAAATAATGATAATCCAGCAATTTACACTTGTAAGCAAGGTCAAGGTGTGAAACTCAACCGAGGAGATAAAGTCTCTATTCATTCAGCATTTATTAATGAGATTGGTAATACAGATGGAACGATTGATGTGAAAGGTCAGTCCATTAAAGATACAAGAGGAATAGAGGTTAAATATACTCTTACAGAAACAATTGATAAATTACAATTCCCTATGGAATTAGATGATGTTTATTCGCAGAATACTCAGGCACCCTATGGCGCTGGTGCTGAGGCAACTAATTCACAGAAATGGGAATGGGGTGAGGTATCTGGTTCTAAAAAAAGACAGATATTACAACCATACGGACATCAACTCTGTGATTGTGTTAATGAAGAAAGAGAGTTTGTTATGAAAGATAATGAAATGAATATAGAAGTTAATTATTATAAGACAGCGAATGGTGAAAATTATTTTCATTTACCGAGAAGATTTGATTGTATGAAAGGAGTTCCTTGGGTTATTGGTAGAAGCAATGATGATGTAGCGAATGTTCCTACTACAATCCCTAAGACACCTGTGATATCTAAAAGACAAGATAACGAACAATCATTAAATTGGGCGTATTTCGGTATGCAATGGACTGGTGCGCCAGCGACCTATATGGTCCCAGGAACAGATGTGACTGCAGGAGACCCCAGTAGTGGAACAAATCCTACACGCCAATCTGGTGATTTACCTCTGGGAAAAGGGGACGGCGCTTGGAATGGTATGCCCTTGAGAGATGTAAGATTAGAAAGTCAGTGTGAAGATGATTGGGATTTCTATGAGTTAGGTGAAACTGCTAAAATGGGGAAACTCTCTACGGGAGACGACCCTGCTGGAAGTTTAGGAGTTTCTAAGTGGTTAAATATTCTTGGAACCTCTCGCAGACATAAATATAGAAATGATAACTCCCGATATATGATATTTAAGAAAGAAAGAACTTTTTTCACTCACGCTCCAACTTATACTCAATTTCTTAGTAATTCACAATTAGCAGATGTTATTAATCCAACTAATTTAACGGGTTCTACGACTAATGATTTCGTATCTTATAATAGTGATGGGACTGGAGGTCATACACAATTCACAACCACAGATGATGCTAAGTTTAATCATACTTATTATCATAATATAAGAGACCCAGCAATTACAGGTAATTGGATACCATATAGCGAAATTAAAAATGTAAAGATAGAACCAGGTTTTAAATCTCCTGAGGATATCGCAGAGGAAATTAGTAGAAGTTTAAATAGAACTACTAATGAAACAGAAGTCTATGCCAGAGTTGGAGAGCGAGGCACTCAGCAACCTCATATAGACGCATTCGTCCCTGGTGCGCGACATCAAAAGATGGGAGTGAAGAAGGATGGAGAGATATTTAAGACATTTTATTCTACTAATCATAAACATTTTAGTAGTGATAATGCGAAACAATATTTCACTGAAGATGCTGGGACGACCGCTGAATATCCAGAGAAGAAACCAGAAAATGTTAAATATATGAGTGCTTATCATTATATTGGTGTTAAGCGTCCTAATCTATGGATTACTGGAAGAGAGTTCTTCAGGCAAGCAAATGGAGTATTACCCATACCAGGTAATACTTGGGGTGAAACAGGCGAGTTCGGTATTAATAAAGATTTACCATTAGCAAGGAAACCTGCCTCCAACAGAAAAGATGTGCCATTTATTACTAATATCCCTTGGAAGTTTAGACACCAATTAATGGCGTTTATTAAGGCACAAGGAGAATATCCAGAGTTATTTAATTATTCATATAGTAATATTAAGAAGACAGGTTCTATCTTTGCGAATGATGATGATGTAAAGAAGGATACATTCCAGATGGGTAATTTTCACACAGGCAAGAGATTAGCAGGATACATTCATCTCTCTGTAATTAAGACAGACCATCCTATTAATTTAGATACGAATGGTAAATATAAATCTTCTTATAGAACCTTAGGAGATGATGGATATGCACAGGGAAAAACCACCGATTATAATGTAAGAGTGAATGCGGGAGAAGAGAATTACTCAGGACAGACCTTATTACAGGATAATCCGCCTTGGGATGGCGGAGTGACGGATAGTGGCGGGAGAGTGGGTCATTTTCCTTATTATGATTTATCGTCAGTCCCTCTTTGGTTTTATTTAGACCAGAGTAGAATTGATGAAGATAGTGGTGGTAATCGTTTAGATTGTCCTTATGATAATTTATGTTTCGGTTGTATGAAGAAATATAATCCCAAGAGAGATGATAATGTAGGAGAGGATATTGATTATATTGCTTTTGATGTAGAGACCATCGGTGGATATCCCGACCATCTCTTTCGTAGGTATGCAAATCCAACAGATAATACACTTACTGAGGTCTTAGATTATCGTAATTATTGTGGTTATGATAGGCATTTTTCTGCTTACGGAACTAAATGTGTTATGTTATACTCTGGGACATTATCAGGGACACAACCCGACTTATCTCCTGGTATGACTAAATTAATGAGTAGGTCTAATACCCAATTTCAGTATATGAGCGCACCTGCAGCTATGAATATCCCAGATGGTTATGATGCTAAAACTATTGTTCCATCAGTGGGGTCATTAGACCCTCCTGGAAGTGATAACGAAGTATATACAACAGGTTCCACGAAGGTTGAGTTAGAAAATACATATCAGCATAATTTAAGTAGTTATCTTGGCGCTAACTCTTTCCAATTAACTTATGATGGAGATACTGAAAAGAGATTTGCTTTCAGTAATTTACATACACCTGAATATATCGGTAATAATTTTAATGCTGGCAGTTCAGCAACAGACCCAATCACCGCAGATGCGAATAATATAGTTTATAAGATAAATAAGAGATTATCAGGTGCTAATTATTCTCCTGAGATGCAACCTTATCATACCGATATCACGACTACCGAAACTGATAAAGAGAATGTTAAAGTAAAAATATCTCTTAGTAATTTTAATTTAGGTCAGTGGGATAGTATTTATGATAGTAGTTCTGGTTGCGTATTTAAGTTTAGTAGTCTTGATAATGCGACTACATTAAGGAAACATTGGCATAAGTGTCTGTGGGGTTTGTTAGGTTTTTCATATAATCAATTACATAATGATTATAGTTTAGATGATGAAAAATATATTAATATAAAAGATAGATTACATTTTAATAGCAGATTAACACCAGATGATACAAGTAATACTCCTTTTGTCTTAACTAATGCTGAAATTAAGAGTGGTGATAGTTCTTTATTAAGAAGTAATTTATATGGCGCTCCTCTTTTTACACAACAGACCGCGACGACAGGACCAGTGTATTCAGGTCAATTACATATTGCTGAGAAGGTAGATAGTGCTTTTGGAATAACACTCTCTAATCCAGCAGTAAGTATCACAGCAACTTCTCTTTCTGTGAAAGCAGACAGACAACCTACGAAGATGTCTAAACCTTATTATTTATTAAAATCTAATATCATTAGTAATACAGATTATATTGGGAACGGACATAATGGTGAGAGCGGACAGAACCTTCCTATCATAGGTGTAGTTAATAAAGAAAATGGATTTGGTGATTATTATTTCCAGACAGACCAGAAAGCAGTATTTACTATTACTAATGATACAACTTTATCAGAAATTATCACAAGTATTCACGACCCAGATATGTCTTTGGCAAGGGTTGATAAGAACTCTGCTGTTTTATATTTAATACAGAAACAGAACAACAACAATTTAAATCTTATACCGCAGATGATACAACAGAAACAATTAAATCCTCAGCAATTAATGAACCCAATAATGACTGAAGCAGAGTTTAATTTATTATTTGATACTATGATATCAACTCCTTCTGTCGCAGAAGCAGAAAGAATAGGTTTCTCATTAGCACATTCTTTACAGAGTGGATTGACTGAACCAATTGACGAACAGAGAAGAAGAGGATTAGAAAGTTTCCTTGGATTAATAACTGGTGAAACGCCAGCAACTATCATAGGTCAAGAACCACAACCTGTTCCTATACAGGGTATGACAGAAGATATAATAAAACAAGTAGAAGAAGAAGGCGCTATGACAAGAGCAAAAGCAAGACAATTAGCACAGGCAAGACAAGAGATTATGCGCGCTCAACTCGGATTACAGAGAAGATTTATTAGTTCAGCAAGTAGAGAAGGTCAAAACCATACAGAACCACAATTACCGACAGATTTAAGAGGATTAGATTTAGATGTTGGATTAGAAAGGCAAGCGTCGGTGAGAACCAATACATCAACAATCGCAACTGCTCCAAGCGACCCAGATACGAGTGCCACCCCTGACACCCCTGAAACATCCGAAAATCCATAGCGTAATTAATTTATTTTTATAATGATGTATTTTCGCTATGGTAGGGGTGGCGACCCAGATTAATCGTCGCTCTCATCAACAACCTCAAAATCATCATCAGAGGAGTGGTCGGAGAGTTCTGGTTCTATATTAGGTTCCAGAGTAAATAGTTCTGGTTTATCTAATCCTTTATTATTAATACGAATATTAGCAAGTTTAATAATATAATTAAATACATCTTTCTGATTTTCATTCTTTAATGATTTTTTTATTTCTTTAACTTCTATGACATTATTTAAATCCAGAGGTTCCATTGTATTAATAGATTGTAGAAAATAAATAGATTGTTTTTCCACGCAACCTGTTTTGCACAAATGCCCGCTAATCCAGGTGCATATGCAATAACTACGCATCCAATCAAAAAATCAGAAAAGCAAAAAAAAAGTCTAACAATGTCCTCTATGAAGAACCTGATTACCGAAGAAGAGATGAAGGGAGGCGCGACTGCTTCTTTCACCCGTCTCTGTATTACCACGGGGCGCGACTGCTTCGGTGAGGCGAAACTCTCCAAGAAGTTTGATGTCTGGCGTGAGGTCCAGCAGAAGACCAACCCTCAATACACGATTGACGATGAGATTGCCTACCTCTTGGGAGAAGCATACAGCGGAGAACTTGCCAAGGCAGTCTTTGATGAACTCTATGAGGAGCAGGGATACACACTCAACTTGGAGACCAAGTCGTATGACACCCCATCAACTGATGACGAATAGATAGATTGTAGTAAGTGAAAGTAAATAAATAGATTGTTTCATCCTGTATTAATATCCACCCACACGCAAGCGGGCGTTGGTTTTGCACCAATGCCCGCTAAATTGCGTGCATATGCAATAACTACGCATCCAATCAATCAATCAGAAAAGCAAAAAAATATGTTCGCTGTCAAGAAGAACGCTCAGGTGGAGATTGACGCTCGGCACCAGGTTTATACTGGTGATGAGAAGTTCGCTCTGTGGTGTGCTGGTGAGACATCCACAGAGGAGGAGCGCGACCAAGCAATCCAAGATGCTGGCGCTCACCCAATCCTCCGTTCCCTCTGGGAATACCCCCCCTTCCAAGACGGCGAAGACGGACTGAACGAGGATGGAGAAAAAATCAGGACCAAGATACTCCAAGAGTGCTTCGGTAAGGCATTCATCCGCATAGGATACAAGAAGGCGATGGAGGGTATTGAGTATCCTGCCCTCCAAGTCATCGCCACCTTTAACGATACTCCGCAGAAGACCTACAATTTCGGTAAGTTCCAGTTCCCCGAGACCCAAGAACAGATGAAGGTTTGGTTGGAAGAAGAGTTTGAGGGAGACTTCACAGACCTCGTCAAGTGTTCCTGTGAATACCGCACAGACCGAGACAAGTTCCCAGAGATAGACCAACCAGAAAGTCCAGACTGGTATTCTGAGATTAATGGCAAGTTCTGGTGGCACGAGAACACTTGTTCCGTCTGCCAGAGTGAGTATGTTGATGCTCGCCCTACCAATCCACCAGTCTGCGGACATTGTCGCCCAGATGTATGCTCTGCCTGTGTTGGAGACTGCGCCTGCTAAGATTGTAGTTAGTGAAAGTAAATAAATAGATTGTTTCATCCTGTATTAATATCCATCCACACGCCAAGCGGGTATTGGTTTTGCACCAATGCCCGCTAAATTGCGTGCATATGCAATAACTACAATCCCCAGCGTATCAATCTATAAAAGTATATAAAAGCAAAAAAACACAACCCTTTCGTTCGCGCAGGTCAATCAAGATGGGAGCAGATATGTCTTCTATGGGAGGAAGCGGTGCGATGCTGGTGGGTGTCTTCTACAAAGGCACTCGCTTCCCACAAATCAAGTCCTACACCCCAGAGGGATGGGAAAGCGTGAAGCACGACCTCCGTGAGGCAATCTCCAAGGGAGTGGAGAGACAAGGTAAGCACGAGATGATACGCTTTTCAGCAGACCAACTGGATGCTATGGAGACGGCGATGAACGAGATTACGGCACGCCAGAATGGTTCCTCTGTGTTTCTCTCTGAAGAAAGCACCACCCAAGTGGTCTCAGAGTTCTGTGCCTGGTTGCGCGAAAATATGGAAATCACTGGGACAGATGAAGAGGTGATGTCTCAGGCGTGGGTGTGCTGGACTATGGATGTCATCTGTCTCCTTGACTTCGGGGTAATCCAAGACGATGAGTTGTATGGTTTCCAGATTAGTAGCACTCTCCCAGGGGGTCCTGCTGATGCCGACCAGGGCATTCGGGCGGTAGAACAATATATGCGTTCTCACGGCGCTGTATTTCCTACTGGGAATGCTAACATTATGATGTCTAATGGAGACCCAGAGTTCGCGCCAGAGGGTTCTGAAATCAAGGCAGAAACTATGGTGGGGACCAAGAAGACTGGCGAGAAGAAGTATAAGAAGAGGAAGAACAAGAAGCAACAGAGGAGTGCTATGCGTCGCCACAAGAAATAGATAGACCCCGTCGCTTAGATAGGTAGTTAGTGAAAGTAAATAAATAGATTGTCAAAAACTATGTATTAATACCATTTCCACACGCCAAGCGGGTGTTCGTGTTTTGCACGAATGCCCGCTAAATTGCGTGCATATGCAATAACTACAACCCCCAGCGTATCAATCAATCAAAATATATATAAGACAAAAAACACAGACTAACTCTCTCACAGACACTCACAGACAATGCCGAACGGAGTTCGCAAGAGCGGTAAGACCCAGCACGCCAACAACCAGCGTGCCAAGATGGAGCAGAAGTATCTGGAGAAGATGGCGACACTCCAGGTGGAGTTCCAAGAGGAAATTAGCACGAAGGACAGCGAACTCCAGCGCCTTCGGGAGCAATCCAAGGAACTGACGGATGCTCTCAACAAGGCAGAGGGCAAGGACCTGGGCGAGGTTGCTTCTCTGAAAAAGAAGTTGTCCTCTGCCCGTATCCAACTGAATACCCAGACCAGGGAGATTACGGACCTCAGGGCAAAAGTCAAGGACCTGGAAGACCAACTCTACGACCCGATGGAGGATGAAGAACTCTCTAAGATGATTAGGGAGAAGTGGGGGCAGGACACTCTCTGCTGTCTGTGTAAGGCAGTAGAACTCCAGCATCCCAACAAGCACAGCGCCTCTCCAATCACCTCTGGTTTCTGCTGTTCCAAGTGTAATGCGGAGAAGGTCATTCCCTTTCGTCTGATGGTCGCCAAGGTTGGCGGATGGCAGAGGACTACCCCTCAATAGTTAGACCACGGCGCTTAGATAGGATATAAATAGATTGTAGTTAGTGAAAGTGAATAAATAGATTGTAGAAAAACTATGTATTAATACCATCTCCACACGCCAAGCGGGTGTTCGTGTTTTGCACGAATGCCCGCTAAATTGCGTGCATATGCAATAACTACAAACCCCACTCCCAGCAACTCAAAAGCATCACAAAAGCAAAAAAACACAACCCGAAACACTTGTGCCAGTTAAGTCGGCAAGTCTCTCTACACTCTACACTCTCTACCAGCAGTATGGCGTGCCAGACACTCTCTCGCAACCAATACCTCGCCTTCACCGAGGGCGCCCTCAACCCCTACAACATCTGCGTCCCGATGGAGAAATACGAGCGCGTCGTCTCCGCGGCAGACGATATGAACCTGCTACTCGCCTCTGCCGAGGCAGAGAAGCAAGAACTCCTCAAGAACCTGGAGGCGATGCGCCAACTCATCGGCGAAAACAAGACCAAGACCAAGAAACCCAAGGCGGTGCCTAAGTATGTCTCTCAGGCAGGGGCAAATGCCAAGGCACAGCGCCGTCTCCAAGAGGCGGGCAAGTTGGAACCATTCCGCGAGGGTGGTTGCCGATGCCGAACCTACGGGAATGGTCTTGGCAAGCAGTGTAATGCCAAGGCAGGCACCGACGGGTTCTGTAAGACCCATTACCGCAAGGTGGTTCAGGAGGGCAATGGTCTCTGGACTATGGGGTTCTACGACTGCCCGCGCCCTCAAGTGTGGGGTGAGGTAGATGAACTCTCTGGTCTCTGCCATCCAGTGCCTGGCGACCGCAAGAAGGACACTACCATCCCTTGGAAGATGGAGCAGGAGGCATTTGATAAGGCATTTGCCGACCTGAACCAGTTGGACCGCGCTGGGAATGTTGAGTTGGAACTCAAGGACCACATCCCGACCTCGTCTGATGATGATGCTTCTACTATTCCATTCTCTTCTGATGAAGAGGCGGAGCGTCAAGAGGTAGAGCAGGCAGTAGAAGAAGTTGTA